CCGCGAACCGGAAACTGTCAGAGAAACATGGCTGTTGGTGCTACTTATGCGCCGCTCATCATAACTTTTCAAACGCCGGAGTGCATTTTAATAAGGCGCTGGATCTGGAACTGAAGGAGCGCTGCCAAGCGGAATGGGAATCGCGTAATGGCGGCCGGGCAGATTTTATCAGAGTATTCGGGAGATCATGGCTATGAGTATTTTACTTACCTACGAAACAAAAACAGAGGCCGAGGAAAAGGTCGATAAGAAGAAGCGGTACGGGCAGATCATTGAATGCCTCAGAGAGTACGGAGATATGACCGCAAAGGAGATCGCGGTCCGTATGTGCCGGAAGCATTTCATCCCGACGTCGGAGCGCAATTTCACTGCGCCGCGTCTCACGGAATTGTCGAAGATCGGCGTCGTTGAGCCGGTCGGGAAGAAGAAATGCACTTATACCGGAAAGACGGTCTGCGTCTATGCGCTCCGGGAAGATACGCTTGCTTTTTCGGAGGCTTGAGATGGCTGAGAGAAGAATGTTTGCAAAGACAATCATTGACAGTGACGCGTTTCTGGATATGCCGCTTTCAGCTCAGGCGTTGTACTTCCATCTTTCGATGCGGGCCGACGATGAAGGATTCATAAATAATCCGCGTAAGATCCAGCGCATGATCGGAGCCTCTGATGATGATCTGAGACTGCTGATCGCTAAGAAATTCCTGATCGCGTTTGATACCGGAGTCGTCGTGATCAAGCATTGGCGGATCCATAACTACATTCAGAAGGACCGGTATACAGAGACGGTCTATCAGGAAGAAAGAGCGCAGCTGATGCTGAAGGAAAACAAGGCATATTCGCTTGCGGATCCTGTGTGTATACAGGATGGATACAGTTTGGATACAGATTGTATACACGATGGATACAGTCTGGATACACAGGATAGGTTAGGTAAGGATAGGTTAGGTAAGGATAATAATAACGCGCCTACGCGCGAGAGCCGGTTCATACCGCCTACGATCGACGAAGTAAGGATCTATTGCCAAGAGCGAGGCAACAACATTGATCCGGAACAGTTCGTAGCGTTTTACGAATCGAAGGGCTGGATGATCGGGAAGAACAAAATGAAGGACTGGAAGGCAGCCGTGATAACGTGGGAGAAGGACCGGTCACAAAAGACGAAGCAGACGGCATTCAGGAATTACGATGAGCGGAACACTGATTACGAAGCATTATTCGGAGCGAGCGTATGAAAGAGAAGATCTTGTCAATCTTAATAGTGATCTGTCTTACCGGGATCATTCTGTTTGCTTTCTCAGTCGGAATTAACGATTGCCGGAACGAAACCGGGGCCTTTGCAAAGAGTGGAGACGTATATCCAGTCACAGCTGCCCGTATGGCGTCGAAAAAGGCAGGTTTTCAGGAGTCTGAGACCAATGCCGTGATTTTTATCGAGCCCGAAACAGAAACGGCCGAAAGGGAGGTTTTTGATGAACAGGAGACAAGCGAAGAAATGGACGAAGTGGCGAACGAAGAGTTGGGAGAGTCCGCAACACGAGTGGAGATACTTGAATCGAAGCAGTCGCAGGATGAGACGCTGGGAGAAGTGGCTGATCGACATAACGGATTTGTTGCATACGGAATATGGACGGGACAATATTGGCACTTTACTCCCGAGCAGATCGACGCGCAATGGCGAGGCTTAAAGACGAGCAAGCCGATCCTTCCGCAAGGCACGACTCGCGATTGGCAGTCCTATCTGTATGACCGTCTCGCGGGTATAGGCGCGGAGTGGTTTTACAAGTACGCCGTAGCACAAGCAATGCAGGAGAGCGGATTCAATCCGCTGAATCAGCAAGGGAACGATGCCGTGCCGGACAAAGGGCTGTTTTCATTCCGAATTTGGTATTGGAACAGTGCCTATGGAGATGTTTTTGATTATCACGCGAACATCAATGCTTACATCGATCGGATCGCTCCATATCTTACGGATTCATCCGAGGCCGGGATCTATCGTGCGATCTCGCAACACTATCAGCCGAACGGACAGACGAACATGACCTATGTCAATCAAGTTATCGGACGGCTTAACGAATTGTGGGAGGTGGAGTGATGCCGAGATACACTGACGCGGACTGGTTGATTGAAGAAGCAAATAAGGACGGAGCATACGGTTATGTGGATTCATACCAAATCGCAAAAGCACCTACCGCCGATGTTGTGAAAGTGGTGCGGTGTAAGAACTGTAAAAATCACGAGTGGTGTTCCATAGAAGATGTGGCATTAAATGACGAAACATTTTTCTGCAAGTGGGGCAAAAGTAAAGAAGATGAACAGGGTAAATAATAAAAATGCTCGTGGCGGAATAGGTAGACGCTTAGATCATAAGACAACATAATTGCCGGGGTGCCGAAGTGGCTCATAAAACCGGAGGGCGTTTGTAGGAATGGTTGTTATGTAAGGTGCAAATCCTTGCCGAGCAGTACAAAGAAAGGTGAGAAGATGACGAGGCTTAAATCAAATGAAATCATAAAAGTATTGGATATATTGGTCGGTTCTGCCGAACCAATCGGAGAATCAAATTATGACGAAAAAGCGATGGAGAACTTGCAGACACTTATAGACATAACGAACTGGTGCCTTGACGGTGTTGCAAATGCAAGGGATTACTTGGGTAGATATGAGTATTCGATGAACAAAATTGGCTTTGACGCTCAATGTGCGATGCAAGACTGGTTGAAATGGCTTGCAGAAAGGTTGGGAGAAGAATGACATATAAAGTATGGGTATGCCTTGAAGCGGAATACGATGATATTGAAGCAGATAGCGAGGAAGAAGCATTCTTGATTGCAAGTGAAGCGGCAATGTCTGGTGGGTCTTGGGACTGGATTGCTGAAAGGAGAGAAGAATGACGAGATACATTAAAGCAGATGATGCTATTTACGAACTAAAAAGAGAATTTCCAGCCGATTATTTTGGAAAGATTGCTCGGTGCATTAGCAGAATACCGACCGCCGATGCGGTTGAGATAAAGAAAAAAGGTGAATGGGAAATGTTTGACCTTATTTCTTCTGCATATTATGGTAAGGGTATGTACTTCAAACAAAATAATGGAATGGTTTATAGTCGATACTCTGGTAAATATATGAGTTTTGACGAAGCAATACGAGAGTTCGTTTCGCTGATTGATGACAGCATCTTGTAATAACTGCGGAGCGAGAATGGAAAGAGATAAATAAAGCCGCACTGGCCGCTCGGCACCTAACCTTTTTGTTTTTCTGTTAGGTCCTTCGGAACAGTCTGTCCCCGGACAAAAAGCGCCAGAGGGGTGAAACAAAAGAAAGGAGAAAGCGATGCTTAATTACGAAAATGCAACGGCGATTGTGCCGGAAAACAAAAAGGAGTCCGCTAAGTGTATCATTCAGGATCTGGACGGAACAATGAAAGAGATACAGGATATTCTTTGGCTTATCCGGGACTCGATCATTGGACCGCTGCCGGCTGAGACGAGCAAAGGAAGCGCGCCGGTAGAAGAATGTATGATCGACACGCTACAGAGCCTGCGTAACGAGGCTCAGAGGATATTGAAGACTGCTTTAGCGATTAGAGAGGGGTTATGGTGATGAATAAATGGATTCCAGTTACAGAACAGCTGCCGGAAGACGGCATTCCTGTATGGGTGACGATAAAAGGACGCGATCTGATCGTGCCGAAAGAAGGAGAGACTCTTGAGGAAGCCGCCGATAGGATTATGCAGGAGAGATGGGTGACTACCGCATATTGGTGTGAAGAGGAAAACGGCTGGAATAATCCAATGTTCGGATGTCCGCTGATCGTTCGGCCAATCGCGTGGATGCCAATCGAAAAGCCTGAACCGTGGGAGAATTAAGATGCCGAAGATCATTCTTTATACAGTTGACGGAGTCACGGCCCAGTTGCCGGCACTGTGCATGAAATACGGGATAAACGAATCAACGGTACGCGAAAGAATGCGAGTACGCGGGATGGACATAGAGAGAGCGCTGAAGGAGCCGCTGATGGTCTTTACTGAAGAGCCGGTTCAGGAAGAAGAGACTAAAGAGAAGAAACTGACATTCATCAGGACCGGATCCATAAGCGGCTATTACGGTTATTCATAAGAGTAGGCAGCACTGGCAGCTCTGCTTTCCAAAGGCTTAGTATCTGTTCACTTTGGAGACTTCCTAAATAGGTCTGCCCCCGGACTTGAAGCGCCAGAGGGGATCAAATGAAAGGAGCAAGGCGATGAAAAACACGATTCTTTATACGGTAAACGGGAAAACAGGATCACTGGGTACGCTATGCAGTTTCTTCAGGATCAGCGAAAGCGCAGTAAGAGCAAGGATCAACAGGGGAATGACAGTAGAAGAGGCGCTGACGGCCCCGCCGAGAGTGGGCGGAGCTCGAAAGAAGACGCCGAAGGAACCGGAGCCAGTGAAGCCGGCCCCGGCACCAGTGAAAAGAAAGCCCGTGTTTATACGGGCAGGGGCGTCCGGAGGCTATTGGGCATGAATGATGCAAAGGACTATCTGAGAACGCTTGATGAGATCGAGACTGCAATCAGGATCCTGACCAAAGAGATCAGCCGCAGGCAGAAGATGGATCAGGAGATAGATGGTATAGACTCACGACTGCAGGACGAGAGACACAAGTACGAAGAATTACGGGAAAAGATGACGCGAGAGATCGCGTCTCTTACCGATTCAAGGTTCCAGAAGGTCCTTTACCACGTTTATGTCGAGAAGCTGCCGATCTGGAAGGTGGCGAGGATCATGCATTACAGTGAGGACCATACAAACAGGGTGCATCAGATGGCACTGAAAGCATTCGGGGAAAAGTTCTTTGGGGAAGGGCAGAAGTAGTTCTATTTTTCACGACAATCGCGCGAAAGATGCCTACTTGATGCCTACTTTTTTTTGATATGCTCAAAACAAATAGGAGAGAGAAATGCGGAAAAAACAGTTGATCAAGTATTGTTCGGAGATCGAGGACCGGAACCTGAAGCTCAGGCGGGAGCTCGATGAAACGAAAAGAGGCGCAGACGAGATGGCAAAGGCGCTGGACGCCATCCTTGCCGAGATCGTCAAGAATTACGGAGAGATCACGATTGATCTTCCGAAGGTCGGAAATACGGTCAGCGTGAGAAAAGAAGATGAGAAGCTGATCATATCAGCGAATGAAAGAAAGGACGCACAGGGGCCTTACTCCTGCGGTGAAGAAAATGTCGGCGACGAGCAAATACGAGACGCATGTGATACCGAGGCTTGACGAGATAGAGGCGTGGCTTAGAGACGGGCTGACAAATAAGGAGATCTCGCGACGGTTAGGGATTACAGAGCGTAGCCTGATGAATTATCACAAGGCACATCCGGAGCTGAAACACATTTTTCGAAAGAATAAAGAGTACGTTGATAAAGTCGAGATGGTCGGCGCATACAAGATGAGGGCTCAGGGGTATACCGTCGAGACAACGAGGCGGAAGTACATCTACAGAATCCAGCCCGACGGATCCCAGATCAAGACGCTTGTCAGCGAAGAAGTCAAGGAAGTTCACGTTCCGGGCGATGCAAGGGCGATGGAAAACTGGCTGAGACGCAGGCTCCCGGATGAGTGGGGCGGCGATCAGGCCGTAGAGGACTCGAAGGATACCGGCGTGATCATGCTTCAGGAGCGCGAAGATGAGTAGTGTGATCTGGCGGCCGCAGCCAAAACAGGCGGCCTTTATGGCGCGAACGGAGTTTGAAGCGCTCTACGGCGGAGCGGCCGGCGGCGGAAAGAGCGACGCATTGGTCATTGAGGCTCTCAGGCAGGTACACATCCCGCATTATAAGGGCCTGATCCTACGGAAAACGTTCCCGCAGTTGTCCGAGCTGATCGACAAGAGCCAGAGATACTATCCAAAGGCTTTTCCGGGAGCACGGTATTCGGAGACAAATCATACATGGAAGTTTCCGAGCGGGGCGAAGATCCGTTTCGGATCCATGCAATACACGAAGGATCGGCTGAATTATCAAGGACAAGCGTACGACTACATAGCGTTCGATGAGCTCACGCATTTTACTCTGGAAGAGTACATGTATTTGATCTCACGATGCAGGCCGAACGGTCCGGGTACTATCTGCTACGTCAGAGCGACGGCGAATCCCGGCGGCGTCGGCCACGGATGGGTAAAAGAGCGGTTCATAACGGCAGGGGCGCCGATGCAGCCTATCATCGAGGAAATCGAGTACGTTGACGATAAAGGCAAGGTGCATACGGCGAAGAGGTCAAGAGTTTTCGTGCCGTCAACGGTATTCGATAATCCTGCACTATTGCAGAATGATCCCGGATACGTCGAAAGTCTGGCGTCACTGCCGCAGGCGGAAAGAAATGCACTGCTTTATGGAAACTGGGATACATTCTCCGGGCAGGTATTTACAGAATGGAAGAATGATCCGAGCCACTATGAAGACCGGCACTGGACGCATGTGATCGATCCGTTTGTGATCCCGAAGGACTGGAGCGTCTGGTGCGCGATGGACTGGGGCTATTCGAAGCCGTTTTCAGTGGGATGGTACGCAGTGGACTACGATCGGAGACTGTACCGGATCAGAGAGTATTACGGATGCACAGGCACTCCGGACGTTGGCGTAAAGATGGAGCCTGCGGAAGTCGCGCGGAAGATAAAGGAGATCGAGGCCACGGATCCGAACCTGAAAGGCAGGGACAGGATACACAGAGTCGGAGATCCTGCCATCTGGGGTACGCAAGGCACTGAATCCATCGGAGCACTCTTTGAACGAGAGCGCGTTTACTTTGAAAAGGGCAATCATGACCGGATAGACGGGAAGATGCAGATCCATCACAGGCTTGCCTTTGATGAGAACGGGATCCCGCTGCTTTACGTTTTCAAGACGTGCAAGCATTTTATCAGGACCGTTCCCGCGCTGGTATACAGCGAGAGCAACGTGGAAGACGTTGAAACGGCGAGCGAGGATCACATCTATGACGAATGCCGGTACGCGGCGATGAAGAATCCGATCTCCATGCGGCCGAAAGCCCCGGAAAAGAAGAAGGAATACGATCCGCTATCCACGGACACATACTCACCGTACCAATGGTACATGAAATACTGATAAAGGAGCAAAATTATGAACATTCTGAACGCGAAATACATCACTCAGAAGATTGACTGGAGCAGCATTACGTTTCCGCTGATTCCCGGTACACCTATCAGCGCAGCCGGGCAAGTAAGCAATGATTCAGACGCGATCGGGATCGTGACGGAAAACTACGCCGTGGAACCGTACCTGCCTTGTATCAACATTCTGGTGGCAGGCGACGTAGACGCGAGCGAAATTCTTTATGAACTGTCAGATGCCGCGAAAGAAGTCCTTGTGGGTATAAGGATCTTTTCAACAGATGGCAGTTTCGGAGGCTTTGTGCCGAAAGTGTACTCGCACTGTATCGAGATCGATGAGACTATCGATGATGGCGACGAGGAAGATCCGGAAACACTTCAGGAAGTACACGTTAAAGCGACGTTGATCTCTACAAATCCGACGGAACTGACTCTTGCGACACTGAAAACACTGCTTCCTTCGTACGGCATACTGCCTGCGACCGGTTCGTGGCAGGATTTTGATTCAGACAATTATGACATTTTCGTATCAGGGATCCTGCTTGACAGTACGACACTGAAGTGCGGAGGCATTGATATCTCGGATACACCGACGTACAGAACAGCAAGCTTGGAGCTTGACGACACCAGCAGCACAGTTAAGAACACATTTGCCGATACAGTCTCGGAGGTTTGATCGTGCCTAACAGGACATTTTACGGAATTGAAGACGAAATACCGGCCGAAAACGCCGCTGAATCCGTTATGCCGGCAGGATTGCCGCAGGACGAGGAAAGCCGCAATATGACGCAAAATCTGGCGCCACAGCGCGTGGTGGACGAACTGTCCATCAAAACTGCTGCAGAAGTGCTTGAAACGTACAGATCCGGGAAGTCGAATCTGGAAGCGCGAGTCGTAGAAGATGAGCTATGGTGGAAACTCCGCCATTGGGAGATCGTCAGAAGGAAAGACAAAAAAGACAAAGAAGATCTCACTCCGGAGCCAACGTCCGCATGGCTTTTCAATGCGATCATCAACAAACACGCAGACGCGATGGACAATTATCCGGTACCGGTTGTACTTCCGAGAGAGAAGAGCGACGTAGAGGCAGCAAAGCGCCTGACGGAGATCCTGCCGGCCGTGATGGAATACAACGATTTCGAAGAGACATATTCCGATAACTGGTGGGAGAAGATCAAGCACGGAACCGCTGCATACACGGTGGTATGGAATCCGCTGAAGGACAACGGCGTCGGAGATATCGACATCAAGGCCGTGGATCTGCTTTCCGTATTTTGGGAGCCCGGAGTCACTGACATCCAGAAGAGCGCGAATCTTTTTGTGGTGGATCTGGTGGATCGGGACGTTCTGGAAGAGCAGTATCCTGAGTACAAAGACAAATTCTTTACTGATACCGGAATCACTGTCAGCCAGTACAAGTACGACGATACCGTAGACACGACCAATAAGTGCCTCGTTGTCGACTGGTACTACAAAGTACAGGGCCGAGAC